CTTACTCCATCTTCATGTGCAGTAGCAAAATATTTTTTTAAATCAGGGTGATTTATATAAAGCAACTTTAATGCTTCGCAAGGCGATTTCAGATCATGGTAAATATGGGTTTTACCCCATTTATTACCTAATTCATCTAGCAGCAAAATTTTATGCTGCATATCGAAAACACCCCACTGTTCTTTTTCTATAATAATGGTTAAAGTATTCTGAACAACTCACAGACTCAAATTTTTGATGTAATATCATATCATTTTCTAGTAGTACAGCACCATGCATAGGTTCTTTTGTCCATATCTTCATTATTAAGACATCATTAGGTTTTCTTCGGTTTATATCTACTTCTTTGAAATTTAATTTACTTGCATCACTTAAAAAAATACTTTCACAAGTTTCAAAACTTTCTGGTCTTTTATAATCAGGTAAATTTATACCTAGCAATGCATAATAATCACGCACTATAGAATAACAATCAAAAACCCCATACTGCCATTGTCTTCCAATTAAGGATTTATAATTTGCCATGTGTCCTCTGGTAAAATATAAACATACCAAGGGATCTTAGTTGCTGTGCAAGCTTTTTTATCAAGTTCGCTTGCATTTCCGCCTTCTGGATGAGAGTGAACAATATATTGAAGTTTTCCTTTTGATCTGGCTTTTAAAAAGTCTTTTGGATGTATTGCAAAATTATCTTCTGGGGTATCTGAAATATTATTGCAAGCATAATAAACATCCTCAACCACAATCCCACAAGATTCTTTTGGTGCTTCTTTTATTGCGTGTTGTTTTGCTTTTTCTTTGAACATTATCACATCTGTAATCTGGCATTTAAAAATCCACCAAACGGTACTTTATCTTTTTTTCCAGAAAAACGTAACAAACAACTGGAATATTTATGACCACATTTATCTAGAGTTAATCTATCAGAACCAAATATTTCATTATCATTTACATCAAAACATCTTGAACCATTATAACCGCATTGTGTACCTCTATAGAGCCAAGGACAATGTTCTACAATTTGTCTCCTAGGTAATCTTAAATTTTGCATATTAATTTTCCCAGTAAGTTCAAAAGTAACTGACTCAGGTGTTTCTGCTGCAACTCTATCTATATACCAAATATCATCGGTTTGTGCTATTGCAGTAGGATCAGCAGTGCTGTTTGTTCCACTAGTAAAATTTACAGCATCTAAAAATTTCTTATGTGTTTGTATCCTTTTAAGCTCCGCATTCAAAGGATTATACAAAAGCAATAAATTTGTTATGGCATTATCAGCATTAGCAACAGAAAAAGTTGGTCGTGGCAAATTTCCTTTTGTAACTTTATCAAAACCTTTCACTTGTACAGGTGCTGCTTCATATGTTTGCCCACCAAATACAATATTACTTTTTAGCTCATTGGTGCCAGCATGATAATAAAAGGTTTGATTTACACCATTGACATCAAAAGTTAACTTCAATTCAAATAAAGTAATAAGTGCAGATGGTTCAAGTTTTTGTATCTCTTCACTTATTTTTGAAGATGACGGTGCAATTTGTGTACTTGTCATGCTTCTGCAACCTCCTCAAATGTTGCTGATATTGTAGCTCTATTTAAATACGGTATTGTTTTGTTCCACTGTCTGCAAATCATTTTTTTACTCGCACTTTCTCCCGCTGGGGTGTAGTCAAAATTTTCTACTCCAGCCCTAGCATCAAGGAAATCTTCTATCTCATCTGCATTTGTTTCACTGATATTACTCCATGTAAAGTTATAAACTTTTAAATTTTGGTTTATGCCAAAAGTAGATCTTTGTTGATAACCCGACCCAAACTGTGCGATTCGAACATTAGGTGCTGAGTTTTTTCTTGATCCATAAGTAGGATTTACTGTTGTTGGAAAACTTGCCATTAACTTAATAAACCTCCAGCCATTTGTTGATTAACTATTTCTGCTTGAACTGCTGACGCTATAATTTCACCTAACTGTTCAGCAGATCGGTCATCACCTTGTACAGACGTTCCGGAAGCATCTACGTTTACTACCACGTTTGTTGAACCTCCTAAAGCATGATTTGGAACAATAGTACCGCTTTTAGAAGGGACAAACAATTCTGGACCTTTTTCACCCACAATTGAAGCCATACCCACAGGTGGGTTGCCACCATTAGCAAATCCACTAGCACTTATTAAACTTGTGTCAAATCCTGTACTGAAAACATTATCAGTTATTAAAGAGGCAGCACCTCCTCCCCCACCACCAAATATTCCACCTAGTAAATTACTAAATAATCCACCAATACCTCCTACTGCATTCTGTACAGCCATTTCTATTAATTGTCTTTGTAAATTCCTTAATACGTTAGACAAAGCCTGTCCAAGCGTCTGTGCGCCCATCACAGCATCAGTTAAATTTTGTACTAAGTTCTGTTCAACAGATTGACCAATTTGATCAAACTTTTGCTTTAATTGATCGGCTTGTCGGTTTTGAATAGATAATCCAATATTTGCTTGTTCTATTAAACCAACTTTCATATTAAAACTTTGATTAATAGCATCACTTACAGTATTTTGTTTTTCAAGATTTTGTACAAGATCCCCATTTTTATTTATAATGTCATTTTGAATATTTGATCTGCCGACAAAAGTTTCATTAATTTCTTCTTCTTTACCAAACCTTTCATCTAATTGTTTTTGAAGTGATCTTATTTGTTCAAAAGGATTTATTACATCAATAGCTTTTTTTAAAATACCAAAATTCTTTATTAACTTATCAACAGTTTTAACTGCTTGAATACTAAAATTCAAAACACTTTTTATTTCATCTTCAAGCTCAGTTCCAACAGTTCTTGCAACAGTTTCGATTGAATCTTGCAATGTAGAAAGTAATCCATTTAAAGTATCAGCTTGAGCAGATGCACCTTCAAAAAAAGCACCACCTTCATTAGTTAAATTTATTAATGCTTGATTAACAAGATCGGCACCTATTTTTCCTTGTCTTTGAGCTTTTTCAAAAGCATCACCCTGTAGCCCAGTAATCCGTTTTAATTCAGTTGTAATATCAACTCCTCTTTCTAATAACTGCAAATTTTCTTCTTGTTGTAATTTGCCTTTTGCTCTGATTTGACCAAACGCTGTTGCAATTCCTGTTAGATCCGCACCAGTAGCACCAGCAACATCAGCAAGTCTTTTTGTTGTGTCAACAAGTTCTCCAGTTTCAAAACCAAATGCTTTTAGTCTTTTGGTTTGCTCTATTAATTCACTACTTGTAAAAGGTGTAACAGCACCAAAATCTTGAAGTTCTTTTATTATCTTATTTGTTTTTTCTGCCGAATCAGTCAATTTTTCTAAACTTGCTCTTTGTGTTTCTAATTCCGCAGTTTTTACAAATACAAATCTTGCTGCACCTAAAACTGATACTGCTGCCAATAATGGGGCAAACGCTTTAGTTAAAGTTGAAACACCAGCACTTGCTGATCTTGCCGCATTTCCTGTATTTTTAAGGGATCTATTTCCTTTATCTAAACTACCTTTTAGTTTTATTGTGCTTTGATTTAATGCTTTTGTCTGTTCATTTACACGCTGCAATGGTCTGATTGCATTTTGAGCATCAACTATTAATTTAACTGTTGATTGTGCCACAAATACAAATAACCTTTATTATATACTACCTTCTTTTTGCCTTTTGACGATTCATTTCTTGTTTTTCCCTTTCATTTTTTACATCATAATATCCAGCCCAATATATCAACTCTTCTTCAGTCATAGATTTTCTTAGTTCTTCTACTGATTTGCCTAGTTCTGTTGCGAGAAAAAACTCAAAATTTAACCAGTTATCCCGCTTTATTCGTTTTTTGCTGTATCAATATCAACCTGAATATCCATCATAAATAGTTCAAGTTCGTTTAAGACACTTTCTGGAAGAAATCTTTGTAAATTTTCAGCATCTGCAGAGGCAAATGCTTTTGTCCCATCTTCATTCTCTGCAATTTGGCAAAGAAGTCTTGTAGATATTGTCAAAGCATCATCTGTACCAGCCGCCGCTTGTGCTTTTTTTCTATCAAATCTTGTGAGTGGTGGAAAATATATTGGTTTTAAAAGTTCACCATTTGGTTTTTTAAGTTCATACTTTCTTCTTGCAGTCATTACATCACTAAAAGCCTCAGTGATAAGATCAACAGTTCTTTTGTTTGCCATAAATTAAATGCGAAGTATTTTTAATTTACTATATGTCTGAAGTAATTGCACCAGTTGATATAAAGGAAATACTTATTTCTTGTATTTCACCTATTGTTGCTCCATATTCAGCACCTGTGATTATTCCAGAAAAACCAAATTTCTTTGCACTTGCTGAACTATCAGGGAACAGTTCAAATAACGCATCACCAGCATCACCAGTTGTTAAAATATCTTCAACAAATGCTAGATAATCAGAGTTACCAGCATTGTCATAAATAAGAGTTGCTGAACCTTCACCAGAAATAAGGCCACCAACAAAAGTTTTTGAGGTGTCACCTTGAACTGTGGTTTCTTGAGTATCTTTAGTAATTGATAAAGACCAATTTCTAAGACCTGATATATCAGCTTCTGTTCCAGCAGCGTTATGGAACATTATTTTACCGACATCACCTTTTACAGCAGCCATGACAAAAAAAAGAAAGATTTATAAATATATTAACCCTTTTCAGACTTTTTTACATCTTTTTTAGGATTTTGTTGACTCTCCATATATCTTTTGCAGTTCGGATCCCACATTCTAGAATCTCTTACACCTTTTACTGCTTCAATTGCATCAAGCATTTCTTCTGTAATTTCGAGTTTTGGCATGATTAAAGATCCTCATATATTTCAAAAGTAATTCTGATTTGTGTTTGAAATTTACCTTCGGGGCTTGAGGTCAATATTTCAGGGCCAATCGGTGAATCAAAGATTACATTTGAAACTGTAATATTATTGTAAAGGTCACGCAGCCTTTTGCCAATTACAAAATTTGAACCAGAACCAATACCCTCCTCTGTAAAAATATTTAAAAGAACAAGACCAACAACACTATTTGTAGAGTTAGCAGAACCACCCATTGTCAGGTAACTTCCAGACCCAAAGCTTGTAACGCACTGTACAAAGGTATCTTCAGTAGTCGAATCAAAGGTCATATTGTTAAATACAACAGGTATAACTGGACTTGAAGCAAGCTCTGTAGCTAACCTAGCCTCTATTGTGGATCTAACAGTATTTAAATCAACAGCAGCCATATATTACCTCCCAAAATTCTTTTGAATGTATTGTTCAAGTTCTTTTGCAATAAGCTCTGGAAACCCAGCAACAGTTTTTTGTCTTGTTCTATATTGACCGCCCCAAGATGGTGGTAGGTTTTCACCATAACAAACAGGCTCTGCGTAAGGTAAGTTATTGATTATTGTTCCTCTAAAATCTTTAATTTCTGTTTGCCATGCGTTTCTAAGTTGTCCTCCACCTTTTGGTTCACCCTTATATACAACTCTAACTGGTGTTGCTTTTTTTACTCTTGCTGTCCACTCCAAAGTTGTAGCAGCTACAAGATCAACAACATCTTCTTCAAAAAAATCATTAATTTCACTTAATTTTATTTCTCTAGCCATCTTTACCTCAAGATAAGATCAAAACTCACAGCAGTATTATTTTGCTCATTTGTTATTACTTGAACAATTTTAAATTCAACACTACTTATAACAACTCTGTCTTTTGTTGTAGGAACAAATGTAAGATCACCAGCAGATATAGTAAGCAACTTATCCTGTGACTCAATCAAATCATTTACTTGATTTCTTGAAACATTACTTAAAGCACCTTTGATGGTTGTATCAGATGTAGATTCTGTAATAGCTCCAGTAGTGGTATTGTATGCCCCTGCTGTAACTTGTCTGATAGTTACATCACCACCGAGCTTCTTTAATGAAGCACTGGCAGCTTTTTTTAGTGCATTAGCAAGACTCATAATGAATAAGCTATGACTTGACCACTAGCAAGAGTGATACTTGTAATTACACCTTCAACTTCTGTTGATGCTTTCATTGTGATGCCATTAATAGTTGAA